TAGCCGGAAAATCAAGTTAATGGAACAGAAACAACCAAACAACGCCGTTTTATTCGTTTTAACGGCGTTTTTTCTTTTTGTCTTGTATTGTGTACTATCGACAAAGAAACGACCGGAAAACGGATATATTAAGGAAATATCAAACCGGGAATTAAACCGGATAGAGGGAGTAAACTATTTAAACCCTTACAGGCCCAATAACGCGCGTTGTTCATCTTCTGTTAATTGAACGCCGGCCGTTTGAATCTTATTAAGGGCGTCGGCCTTTGTGTTTAATACATTCGCGGCCTCCTCCTCATTTTCCTGTAATACGTGAACGTGCGAAAAGTCAGCAACCAATCGTAAACCCTCCTTATCCAAACCAAGTTGTTCGCCGATATTGTCGTACATTGCCTGTGTTTCCGGAATGATCGTATCACTATAAACCATTCGTAAACCGTCCCGGACATTGCTAAACGTTGCGCCCCGTTCTTGGCTGAAAACGTGAATATTAAGGCCGAACGCGTCCACAATTGCGAGTTTATCGGCGTTTAGTTCCTCAAATAATAACAAATCTTTTGTTGGGTACGACATAGGTTGCCAATTAACATCGGATTCCGTTATTATTAATTCGTCTTTGCTCCTCCTATACCAATCTTTTTGAATTTGTTTTTTATCGTCCGGCGTCATAGGAATCGCGCCCCCAATGTCAGAATTTCGAGCCGATAAAATACCAATTGCGCCGATATTTTCCAACAGAACGTTTCTTTTATGATAACTTGCTTTAATGTTTGAAAGCGGATATTTGAGCGATTCCAAACGCGACGACGGATTAATTAAGTTAATACCGTCCGGCGTCATTAAATAGACTACTTCGTTAACGTCCAAATTTTCCTTTTCGCCGTCGTCGTAGCAAAACACGAATTTCTCAATATAACCGTCAACCGTTGTTTGTTTTAACGTTTTCCCGGTTGTCATTATCTTAATACGATCGGAGGGCAACGGCTGAAATTGCGTAACAATGCCAAACGATCTTTTGGGAGCGTAGGCAAAAGCATTTGAAAACAAAGCGTCGTTTACTGAAAGCATAAAAACAACGTCCGCCCAAGTTTGCGTTGCGTTGGGTTGCCGTATAAGGTCCAAAAACCAATGCGATTCGATTTTATTGCCGTCTTGATCGTACAAACAGGGTTTATTTGCAGACATCATTGACGCCCTTTTATTTACAACCGCCCGTAATTCCGGAATTTCGACGTAATGTTTAAAAGCGTCCCCGGTATCAATCCAAACGGCCGTTTTTTGTCCGAAAATTCTAGTATTATATTCGCGAAATTGGTTAATAAAACGTTGGTTTGTGAGCCACTCAAAACCAAAAAACGATTGCCAAAAGTTTAAATTCGATCCGTTTTGCATAATTTTTTAAGAATATTAAGACAAATTTAGTTAATTTTGTTATGAATATTTGCAATTTATGGAAAAAACGATAACGGCGTATAGTTTAAAAGGCCAAAACACGGTCTTAAAAGATTTTGACGAGGCGAGCCGAAAAGTGGCCGTTTATTTGTCAGCGTTCGACCAATTGGATAGCGACAACGATATAATAAGACGCGGAGCGTTTACAAAGAGTATTAAAGAGCGTGGCCCGGGTTCAACGTCAAATCGACAAATTGCGTTTTTAAGATACCATAATTGGGAAATGCCAATTGGGAAGTTTTTAGAATTATCGGAGGACGAAAAGGGCCTTTTTGCCGTTGGCGAGTTGGGCAATAGTACGTTGGGCGCGGACGCGTTGGCGGATTATCAAGACGGAATAATTAAAGAACATTCAATTGGTTTTCAGTACATCAAAGACAAAGTGAAATTCATTGACGATCCGGGATTGGAAACGGGCGGTTATTACGAAATAACGGAGGTTAAACTTTGGGAGGGTTCGGCCGTTACGTTTGGAGCGAATGAATTTACAAACGTTGTCGAGGTTGCCAAAAGCGAGGGCAAAGAATCGACGGCGCAACGAATAAGTAACGAAATTGATCTAATTGGTAAAGCGTTAATTAACGGACAAGGGACCGACGAACGTTTACACAATTTAGAAATGAAATTAAAATTTTTGAACGCGCAATTGTTAACACTTGCGACAACGGAACCGTTTAAAAAACATTCCGTAAAGAGCGAGCCGGAAATAAAACCGTTGGCGTTCAATTGGGAAAAGGTAGGCGATTTTTACGAAAAACAAACGTTTAAAGACTATCCACAAAGCGCGGTTAATAACGCAAAAAAAGGAATCGAATTAAACGAGGCGGTAAATAACAAGTGCGCCACGGCCGTAGGAAAACAACGCGCCCGGGACATTGTAGCAAAACGCCCTTTTAGTTTGGACACCTTGAAACGCGTTTATTCTTATTTATCGCGAGCAAAAGAGTATTACAACGCAAACGACGAAAAGGCGTGCGGAACAATTAGTTATCTTTTGTGGGGAGGCGAATCAATGCGAGTTTGGAGCAAAAATAAACTTGCCGAATTAGAGAATAATTAATAATTAAATTTGTAAGAATGTCAGAAAATAATATGACACCGGAGCAAGTGATTGAAAAAATAAACGATTCAATCGCGGCAAAAACAGACGGGTTCGCAAGATCGGAGGAAATCGACGGTTTAAAAACGGACCTTGCAAGCGTTAAAGAAATGATTGCAAAAGGAAACGAAAACGACGACATCGACGCCCTAAAAAGCGCAATTGCCGGAGTTGAGGCGTCAATTGACGGTTTGAAAGAGGCGAAAAAAGAAACACCAAAAGCGAGATCATTGGGCGAGGCGATAACAAACGCGTTCGTTTCAGCAAAAGAGGCGATTTTGGAAATGTCAGAAAAAGGCGGAACGGTTAAACTAGACGTTAAAGCGGCCGGAACAATGACAATCGCCGGAAATTATAGCGGAGGAACCGTTGGACTTTCCGACCTTGAAACAGGGTTAACAAGAATCCAAAGACGCGCGCCATTTATGCGCCAATTGGTAAACACAAGAGGAACAACAAGCAAATATGTTGTTTGGATTGAGCAAGCAAACGCCGATCCGGGAGAGGCCGGACAAACGGCGGAGGGAACCGAAAAAACGCAAACGGATTTCGATTTAGTAGAGCGTTCAAGCGAGGTTAAGAAAACAACCGCGTACATTAAGGTTTCAAAAGAAATGTTGGCGGACATTCCATTTATGCAAGGCGAGATCAACGGCGAGTTAATGGAGTTGGTTGAGTTGAAACTTGACGAGCAAATTTTACTTGGCGACGGAACAGGAAATAACCTTTCCGGTATTGATTCAGTTGCAACGGCATTTGCGGCCGGTACTTTTGCGTTGAGCGTTCCACAAGCGAACAATAGCGACGTTTTAAGAGTTGCTATTTCTCAAATTGCAAACGCTAATTTCTCGGCTAATTATATTCTATTGAATCCGGCAGACGCGGCGGCAATGGAGTTAACAAAAGACACGAACGGACAATACACTTATCCGGTATTTGTTAACGAGGCCGGAATGTCAGTTAAAGGTATTCCGGTAATTGAAAATCCGGGAGTTACGGCCGGGAATTTTTACGTTGGGGACTTTACGAAATCTAATTTAAGAATCCGTGAGGAAATGAACGTACAAGTAGGTTATGTAAACGACGATTTTACGAAAAACTTGGTTACGATCCTTTGCGAAACGCGTGCGTGCCATTTCGTTAAAACGAACCATTATGGGGCGTTTGTAAAAGGCGATTTTGCGACGGCGATAGCGGCAATTGATAAACCATAATTGAGTTAAAAACGGGCCGGCGTAATGGTCGGCCCTAATTTGAAAAAAATGGCAAAAAAAGCAAACACAAAAAAGGAGGCAACGACAAAAAAACCGACAACGAAAAAGGTTGAAAAAGTTACTTTGGATCATTCCAAAATGTACTCAATTGAAGCGTTAACCGGTAAACACCTAATTAAAGGTAATGAATACCAAGTTAGTGGCGACGTTGCCGAAATTTTAGTAAATAGCGGACAAGCCAAATTAAAGTAAAAAATGATCGTTACCATTTCAGATTTTGAGGCCGGCAAATATGAATTAAGCCGGGGACATTATGACAACGCCAAGTTACAGAATTATATCGACGTTTTCGAAAAGCGTTATTTAATTCAGTTATTGGGCGTAGAGTTATATAACGAATTTGAGGCGGACTTAACGGCCGGAGGCGGAACGCCAACGGAAACCCGATTTTTAACAATATTTAATGAATTAAACTTTGATTATTCTTTTGAGATTTTTCAAAGTGAGGGCATTAAAGAAATGTTAATGGGGTTCATTTATTACGAGTATTTAGCGGACCAAATTAACCAAATGACAATAAACGGCAACGTATTGCCGCAAGGCGAAAATTCACAACGAACAACAACGCTATATTCGACGGTTTATAGCCGGTATAATTTAGCGGTTGTAAGTTATGACACGATACAAAAGCACATTTGGCTAAACAGGAGCAATTATAGTAAGTTCAACGGGAGGCCAAAAGGTTTTGCATATTGGATTTAATTAATGGAGGAAATAAGCGAAATAATAAAAGATTTAGTTACCGGAATTGATAACCGCGTTTTTTATAATTACGTTGTTGATCCGCCACCATTATCAACAACGCATTTTTACAATTGCGATACGAAATGGATGCGAATAGGCGACAAAATAACGAACAAGGACGGCGGATTTTCTTTTGTTACAACGTTAGAAGTTGATACAGATTTTAGTTTTTTTGGAGGAACAGGGCCGTGGGTTCTTGATCCGCCAAACAACTTTTTTTATGTACGAACGCCATTTTTCCAAAGCGGAACCAAGTTAGCCGCGAACCGTGAATGGACTATTTCAAACACGGATTTAACATTAAAAACGCCATTGGTTTGGTTGTTTGAAATTATACGCGTTCAAAAGTTTGGACGGGGCGACGTTAGGGAGTTTGAAACGGATTTAAGATTATTCTTTTTAGACGAAACAAACGTTAAAGATTTCTATACCGAGGACCACCGGCGCGAGGTTGTTAAACCGATGATAAAATTAGCCGAGGAGTTTTTGAACGTTGTTAGAGGTAAGGCCAATTTTCAAACAATAGAAAATTATACTTTGGTAACATTTTCGAGGTTTGGAGTTGAAACGGACCAAGGCGTTATTGAAAATATTTTGGACGCAAATTTAAGCGGGGTTGAATTGCAATTTACCCTTACGAAGTATAAAGAGAATTGCAAAATTTGTTAGAATTAAAAATTTAAAAAATAAGTATTATGGCACTAGGTTGCGAATGTAATGCAGGGTTATCCAATACAGGACGCCCGGGGTGCGTACCGATTCAGTCGGTAACGTCATCAATGATTATTGTTCCATTAACGGCAAACGACGGAACAAAAAATGGAATAGATTTAAGTACAACGTTGCCGGTTTGGAACGATCTAATTAATGAAGCGGACGCGAGCAAAAGATATTTTCCTTTGCCGCAGTTTGAAAACGTAGAGTTGCCAAAAGCCGACACCCAATTTGAGGAGGCGGCAAGCGGACGACAAGCGTATTTAAGACAAGGGAAAAGATCGTTTACCGGCGAATTATGGGCGGACGATTCAACGCCAACGTTTCTTGGAAAATTACAGGCGAGCCGTTGCGTTGATTTCGGTATTTATATCGTTGACGTAAACGGAAATTTAATTGGAAGTCAAGACGGGGACTATCTTTATCCTATTCCGGTTGACAATGCAAGTTGGGATCCAAAATGGATGCCGGCGACGGATTCAACAGTACAAAAAATAATGCTCGGTTTTGATTGGGACCGTCTTTTTGACGAAAGCACGTTATATATGTTGACACCGGACGAAGCCGGAGTTAATTTTAACGACCTTACAGGATTGATCGACGTTAACATTATTGGAGGCGTTGGAGCATTAACTTTTGATTCAGTTTCTTTCAGTGCGGCGTTGGATTACGGAACGGCGTTAAACAAAATCGTTTACACGGGAGCAACGAACGTTGCAGATTGGGACGTTTACAACGTAACAACGGCGAGTTCATTAAACCCAATTGCCGGAGTTACCGAGGGACCGGACGGAGATTATACGCTATCTTTTGCGGCTCAATCGAGTTCGGACGTTATCCGAGTAACGGTTGCGCGCGACGGTTACATTGGAACGGCTGATATTACGTTACCATAATTTTGTTAAATTTGTTTCATTATGGAACAAATCAAAATAGGACGTAACGCGTTTAATACGGAAACTTTAAAGGGGTTGACGTTAGAACAAGCGAAAACCCTTTTTAAGCACGTTAACGAACAAGTCGTAACGCAAGCGCACGAAATGGCAAACCCGGAGCCAAAAGCAAAGGCAAAGCCAAAACGCAAGCGCAAAAAAGAGTAAAGAGAACGCCCTTTTAATTGAGGGCGTTTTTTTGTATCTTTGTTTTTCTTTAAGGCACAAAATGAAAATTATTAGAGAATCGCGAAACGTTCACGTTTTAAAACTTTCCGGGAATGATTCAAGAATTGCTATTTTGTCCGATTTACATTGGGACAATCCAAAGTGCGACCGGAAAACGTTAAAAAAGCATTTAGATTTTTGTGTAAAAAATAATATTCCAATAGTTGTAAACGGCGATTTTTTCTGTTTAATGCAAGGCCGATATGATCCAAGGCGTAATAAAAAAGACATTCGCCCGGAACATAATACGCACGATTATTTGGACGCGGTTATTAACACGGCCGTCGATTGGTTCAAACCATACGCGAACAATTTAGTTTTGATAGGTTACGGAAACCACGAAACAGGAATAATAAAAAATCTTGAAACCGATCCGTTACAACGATTCGTTGACGCGTTAAACCGCGAGAAAAACACGAATATACAAACGGGAGGTTACGGCGGTTGGTTGGTTATTCAACAGGAGTTAAGCACCAATAAAATGACTTCCACGAAAATAAAATATTTTCACGGTTCCGGGGGCGGAGGAATAGTAACAAAGGGAGCGATAAATTTAACGCGAGCGTTGGAAACGTTCGAGGGTTACGACGTTTTCACAATGGGACACATTCACGAAAATAGCGCACGAAACGACGTAAGGGATTGTTTAAGGCATACCGGAAAAGCCGGCTATACTTTGGAGCAAAAACAGATTCATTCAATGATAACCGGGACGTACAAAGAGGAATACGAGGACGGCGCGTTTGGTTGGCACGTTGAAAGGGGCGCACCGATTAAGCCAATAGGGGGCCGAATCCTACAAATTTACACCGGACACAAAGAAAAACGCCTCGAAAAGTCGATAACAAGTTACAAATTTCCGATTTCTTAAAAAAAAAGTAAAAATTTTTTTCGCGCTGAAACCCTTGTAAACAGTACGTTTCAGAGTTTTTTGTAAATTTTTTTGAATTTTTTTTTACTTTTTTCCTTGCCAATTAAATATATATATGTATATTTGAATATGTCAAACAAACAAAAAAACAACGTTATGAAAAATTTATACGCAACAATTCACAGACAAACACAAAAAGCAATTTTAGTATCTTTTGAGGACGGACGCCGTTATTACAACAAAGTTTGGTTGCCAAAATCACAAGTTTCTTTTGAATTAGATCCAAACGCAAGTGAAAACGGGTTAGGTTGCGGAATGATTAAAATTCCAAATTGGTTGATAAAAAAACAAAAAGTTGCCAATGTTGATAATTCAGACGCAAATAGTAATTGGGTTTCGATATTTCAAAAACAAGACGCAAACGGTTTAACCGTAAACGGGTACGCATTATAAATAAACACAAACACCAAACAAGGGCCGCAAATTTAGCGGCCTTTTTTTTTGCTCAAAATTTCGTTTTATTTCGTTAATTTTGTTATATGGTTGATCTTTTACAAACACGGGTTGGCGAAACGTT